CGATCTGCGCGGTGGGGATGCTCCTTGCCACGCTCATCGCGGCAGGCATCTGGGCCTGGCACCGGTACTTCCCCACGTGATCGTGATCGGCATCGATCCCGGCCTCACCGGCGCGCTCGCGGTGCTCGATCATCGGGGGCTGCAGGCGGTGCAGGACATGCCCATCATGCAGCGAGCTCTTGCCCTGGGCGTCGTCAAAAATCAGGTGAACGCCGCAGCTCTGACGCAGCTTCTGAAAGGGTGGCTCCATGACCACGACAAAAACGAGTTTCTTGTGGTGCTCGAGCACCAGGCCCCTATCCGGATTAAGGGCAAACAGCCGCAGGGGAGCTCGAGTGTTTTTAGCCTGGGGCATACCTCTGGGATCCTTGAGGGTGTCGTTGTGGCGCTCGGCCTTTCCCATCAAGAGGTCACCCCGGCGGTGTGGAAAAAGGCGCTGGGCCTGCCAGGGGGGGCAAAGAACAAGGCGGTCGTGCGCGCTCGAGCGCAGCGTCTCTACCCCGAGGCCCCCCTCACCCGCGTGATGGATCACAACCGAGCCGAGGCGATCATGATAGCCAGGTGGGGCTACGAGGCTTTTGCGTGAGCGCGAGAAAGACCTGTGCTACTATGTGCGCGCTGTACGACCTCCTCCCTTTCCCTTCCTCGGGAAAAGCTCTGAGCCGCGCGCAACCGCGGCTCTTTTTTTCGTCATGAAAAAGCGCTCAGGCTGGATGATCACCGGGGGCACGGGATTTTTTGGACGCTCGCTCGTGCGACGGCTACTGCAGGCCGAGCACGCGAGCATTGGCGGACTTCCGGCCTACGAATCGGAGCGCATCTGCGTCTACTCGCGAGGCGAGGCGGCCCAGGCGCTCATGCGCGCTGAGTTCAACGACGATCCGCGCCTTCGCTGGTTCATCGGGGATGTGCGCGACAAGGATCGTCTGCGCTACGCCATGGAGTCGGTCGAGATCGTGGTGCACGCGGCCGCCTTGAAGCGTGTCGAGGTTGGCGTCTACAACCCAACGGAGATGGTGAAGACGAACGTGATCGGGGCACAAAACGTGATCGAGGCCGCGATCGACGCCGAAGTGTTCAAGGTCCTTTTCGTCTCAACCGACAAGGCGGTCGAGCCGCTCAATTGCTACGGGGCAACGAAACTTGTCGCCGAGAAGCTCTTTCTGAATGCTCAGGCGCTCGCAGGGGAGACCGGACCATCCTTTGTGGCGGTGCGCTACGGGAACGTGGCCGGCAGCACGGGCTCGGTCATCCCCACCTGGCGCGCGGCGCTTGCGCAAGGGAAATCCTTCACCATCACCCATCCGGATGCGACACGGTTCTGGCTGACCGCTGAGCAGGCTGTCGACCTGGTACTGAAAGCCCTGGAACTGCCCACGGGCTCGCTACTTGTGCCTGAACTCCCCGCCTATCGGCTCGGGGATTTGGCGCTTGCCCTGGTGCAGGACACGATTTGCCACCCCACGATTTTGCACATGCTCGGGGCCGATGAGAAGATGCACGAGGCGCTTCTTTCCGCGCACGAGCCAGGTGGCCCGCGGACTTCCGAACATGCCCCGCGCCTGGCGATCGAGGAGCTGCGCGCGCAGCTCGCGACGATATGAAAGTCGACGCCTTCGAAGTGGTGCGGCAATTCGAGCGTGCGGTGGCAGAGTACACCGGGGCGCCCCATGTGGTCACGGTCAACAGCTGCACCATGGCGTTGCTCTTGGCGGTGGCGTGGCATCTGCGAAATCAGGTCACGGTTGAGGATGGCCGCGAGTGGGTAGAATTTCGACGGACACTCATCGTAATTCCCAAGCGTACCTACGTCTCGGTGCCGATGAGCATCATACACGCCGGCGGTCGGCCGACGTTTCGGGATGAGAACTGGCGCGGCTACTATCAGCTCAAGCCGTTGCCCGTGTGGGACTCAGCTCGCTGGTTTTCCAAGGGCATGTACTCGGGCGATGAGGCTCGCTTTATTCCCACCCCACTTCCGTTTGCGCACTATGGCGCCGGGCAGATGGTCTGCGTTTCTTTCCACTGGTCGAAGATCCTGGGCATCCAGCAAGGCGGCGCGATCTTGCTCGATGATCCCGAAGCGGACTCCTGGCTTCGCCGGGCGAGGTTCGATGGACGTCGCGAGGGCGTGGCGCCCAAGGACGACACGTTCGACTTCGTTGGCCACCACTGCTACATGAGCCCTGAGACTGCCGCCGCGGGCCTTGTGCGCCTGCAGTTTCTGCCGGATCACAATTCTCCGCTCCCGCATGACGATTATCCTGACCTTTCCCAGATGGAGATCTTCCGATGAAACCCGAAGAATTGCGCAAGGTTCTCGCGGCCAAGGAGCATCCGAGTGACTCGTTCCCCAACGCGATCGACATCCTGGGGGATGAGAAAAGCCGAAGCTGCATGATGCGGTTTCGCAGGCCCGCCGACAATCTCGTCTTCACAGCGGAGCAGCTGCGGGCGCACATCGACGCGCTCCTGCAATGCGCTCGAGCTGTGGGCATCAAGTACAGCGGAGCGATCACGTGGGACAAATAAAACGGGTGAACGGGGGACGAGATCGCCCCGACCCCGAGGATCCACTTCAAGATCGGATGCCAGCGCCGGTCTTAACCGGCACATCCGGCGATAAGCCGACCGAAGTCGCGGTGCTGCATGATAGGGGCTTTGTGATCCTGAAATTTCCCGAGCCCAAGCTCTGGGTCGCCTTTGACCCGAATGGCGCCAGGAACGTGGCCGATGCCATGGCAGCGGAGGCCGATTTCATCCAGCGCCTGATCACGAGGAAAGAGCGCCTGGAGGGGGCGGCGAACCGCCTGCGCGATCGGCTGATTACGCGCGTCACCTTGATGCTCACCAGCATGGAGCGCTCGAACAAGAAGCCTGCCTACCAGGCGGCGGCGATCGTCGACCAGGTCCTATCCACAGTCTCAGAGCTCGCCAGCCGATGAAAAAGAAAACTCGAGCACTTCCGCTGAAAGTCGCCATGATCGGGGGCGCGGCGAAGGAGAAGTATTTCCTGAATCAGGGCTACGACTTCACCTGGGAGGTTTGGGGGCTGAACGCGATCCGGCCAAACGAACGGCTGCAAAACGGCTGGAAGCCGATCAACTGGGCGAGGATGTTCAATCTGCATCGGTTCGAGCACCTGAACCGCGACTGCCCCGAGTACATCTATTGGGATAGCGCCTGGTCAAAGCGCAACCCAAAGGTGCCGCTCTACGTCCTGGATAGCTGGCACGGGCTCCTTGCGAACGAGCAGATGTTCCCGCTCGAAGAATTGAAGCGTTTCCCGCGCGGTGGTCGCTACCACGCCGGGAGCTTCGACATGCTCGTCGCCTACGCGGTCCATCTGGGCGCAGTCGAGATCGCGATTCACGGAGTGACCCTGGCAACCGATAGCCCGATCTCCGAGCCGATCTCCGCTCGCGCGTGCCTTGAATACTGGTGCGGGTTTGCCGAGGGGCGCGGGATCAGAGTCAAGATCGCCCAGGACTGCGAGCTTTTCTACCAATACCACCTTGTCCGGAGCAAAACGGTGTATGGTGCCGATGACGTCCGGCTTATAGAGGACCGAACGCAATGCTGATCAAGCTCACCGGGATCCCGCACCCCGACATCAATGGCGGGAAAAGCGCCCCAGTCTACATCGACCCCACGCGAGTCCTCGTAATCACACGAGCGACCACGCGACAGGCGAAATACAAAAGCATCGAAGCCCACCGCCAGGCGATGAATAGTCTGCACGAGGAGGTGCAGCGCGTGTCAGGCGAGCTGCAGAACATCCCCGGGATGTTCGTGGAGACCGAGGGCGATGCCAAGAAGATCGAGGGCTGGGCGCACGTAAAGGAGGCAGCGGGCGCCCTATCGGCGGCCTATGGCCTGGTCGCCCGCACGCAAGCCGAGCCCGAGTACCACCCGGATGTCGAGTGCACGAATGTCAGCATGGCCTGCGGCACGGGCCTTGAGCACGGGGTGATGCTGTGCCGGGTGGACGTCGTCGAATCACCGGAGGAAGTTGCTGAAAAGATCCAAACTCTCACCAGAGTGCTCTTCTCATGAGCGCGCTCTGCATCATCCCCGCCCGGGGAGGAAGTCAGAGAATCCCCGGGAAGAACATCAGGGAATTCCTGGGAAAGCCGATCATCGCCTACTCGATCGAGTGCGCCCAAAGCTCAGGGCTTTTCGAGCGGGTCGCCGTCTCAACCGAGGACCCCGACATCGCCGGCCTCGCGCACGCGCTTGGGGTGAGCGTCTACCAGCGGCCGATCGAGCTCGCGCGCGATGAGGTTGGCACGCAGGAGGTGATGGCCTTCCACGCAAGGCAGGAGGCGGGCCTTGGGGTGCTATTCGATTTCATGTGTTGCCTCTACCCATGCGCACCGCTCCTTGAACCTCAAACCCTGCAGCGCGCGGCGATGCTCCTCACGAGCGGCAGGGCCTACGTGGTGCCGGTTGCGACCTGGCTCCGCGATCCCGGGCAGTTCTACCTGGGGTGGTCCTGGGCTTTCCAGACCGACACCCCACTGCTTGCCTCGACCACGACGATCCTGCCGATCGATCCTGAAACCGAGTGCGACATCAACACGGAAGAAGATTGGCTGCGAGCCGAAGACCTGTATCGCGCGCGCAGGGCGCGGACGGTGCCCCTATCATGACACCCAACCAGCGCAGGATATACCGGAGCTTGGTCGAGGTTGCCGCGGTCATCTTCATCGTGTGGGCCTTCGGTTGGAAGGCGGGCGTGTCCGCCTTTCTCATGCTGTGGGCGAATAACGTCTCGAGCGGCCAGTGAATCGACAGGAGGAGACCTGGGCGGGCCCCTTCGGGGATGCCTACACCGCGCGCAACCGTGTCGACTGGCGCGCGCGCGTGCCCTTCTGGAACCGTATTCTCACTCAGACAGGTGCTCGCTCCGTGTACGAATTCGGGTGCAACGCAGGCTGGAATCTTTCTGCGATCAAGACGGCGCCCTGGCACATCGAGTGCATCGGGGTAGACGTGAACGCTGCAGCGGTGAGGCAGGCGAACGCGGCTGGTTTGCGAGCGGTGTTACTTCGCGATGAGCGCAAACCCCCGATGATCCTCCCGTGCGAGCTCGCTTTCACCGCAGGCGTTCTCATCCACATCGCCCCGGAGCATATCGACTCAACCGTATCCGGTCTGATCGAGATGAGCACCGACTGGGTGCTCGCGATCGAATACGTGAGTGAGTCCGGGCGCGAGGAGCCGATCGAGTACCGCGGCAGGGAGGATCTCCTGTGGCGGAGAAATTACGGCGCGCTCCTTGAGCGCCACGGGGTGAGGATTGTCGACTACGGGGACGATTGCCCGGGGTTCGATCGCTGCACTTATTGGCTCGGGCGCCGGGGATGAACCGCTGCCGCCTTTGCGTGATCCCGGACACGCGCCCCGACACCCCGTTCGTCGACGGAGTGTGTTCGGCCTGCCGCTCTTTCGAGCGTCGTCCCAAGGTCGATTGGCCTGCACGCGAGCTCGAGTTCCTCGAGATCCTGTCGCGCTACGACGATCCACCCTCCGGCTACGACTGCATCGTCGCAAGCTCTGGCGGCAAGGACAGCCACTGGCAGGCGCTCAAGGTGATCGAGCTCGGCTTTAAGCCGCTCCTTGTGACCGCCACCACCTGTATGCTCACCAAGATGGGCCGCGCGAACATCGACAACCTCGCGCGCTTCGCCGACACGCTGGAGGTAACCCCCAACCGCACGGTGCGCGCAAGCCTGAACCGCTTGGGGCTGGAACTCGTGGGCGACATCAGCTGGCCCGAGCACGCCACGATCTTCAGCACGCCTTGGCGGATCGCCCAGGCGATGGGGATTCCGATCGTTCTCTACGGGGAGAACCCGCAAGAAGCCTACGGCGGCCCGGCGGGGACCGAAGAGGCCAGGCGCATGACCACCCACTGGGTGAGCGAGTTCGGGGGGTTCCTTGGCCTTCGCGCCCAGGATCTCATCGGCAAGCACGGCCTCACCGCGGCCGATCTGCAGCCCTACCAGCCCGTTGCTCGCGCCGAGGTCGAGGCGGCTGGCATCCAGGTCCTTTTCATGGGCGCCTATTTCCGCTGGGATTCGAGCTTGAACGCGAGGGTGGCAAAAGACCACGGCATGCAGCAGGTGCTCCCTTGCATGGCGAACTGGTGGTCGGCCGAGAACCTGGATAACGCGATGACGGGGCTGCACGACCATTTCATGTACCGCAAATACGGCTACGGGCGCGCCGCCGCCCAGGCCTCGGTTGACGTCCGCCGCGGCGCCTTGAGCCGCACCCAGGCCCTGGAGATCGTTCGCGACCGGGACGGTTTTTTCCCCCTGCAGTACGGCGGGATCGAGTTCGCCTCGATTCTGAGGCGCATTGACATGACCGAGGGCCGGTTCATGGAGGTGCTCAACTCCTTCACCAATGCCGAGCTCTTCGTCGATCCCGACGCCTTTCGCCCGACGCTAAAGGAATTCGCGTGAACTGGCGGGCGTTCTGGATCCTGATCGCTTTTGCGGTCTTCAATATGTGGATCTACGCGATGCTCTTCGGGCTCCCGATGGACACGCCTTGTTGGCTCGAGCGCCGGCCGCACGTATGCTGAGCAAGCGCATCATTCCCACAATCTTGTGCCGAGGGCGAGCCATGGTGAAGGGGAAGCAGTTCAACGCCTGGCGCACCGTTGGCTTGGCTGCGCAGGCGGTACGCATCCACGCCATGCGCGGGGTGGACGAGGTGTGCCTGCTGGATGTCGGGGCGACCGAGGCGGGCGTGGGCCCCAACCTGTGGCTTGTCCAGGAGCTCGCAAACGAGCTCTTCGTGCCCCTTGCCGTAGGTGGGGGCATCCGAAACCTCGAGGACGCCAAGGCGCTCCTTCGCGCGGGCGCCGACAAGGTGGTGATCGGCACCGGATCCTCGAGATTGATCGAAGACGTGGCTGGCTACATCGGCTCGCAGGCCGTGGTCGCCGCAGTCGACTACCGGGTAAGCGATAACTTCGCCCTTGTTCGAAACGGCACCCTGGCTACCGGCTGGACCGCAGCTGCGCTCGCGATGAAATACGAAGAGGACGGGGCCGGGGAGATTCTATTCACCTGCATCGATCGGGAGGGGATGCTCGCGGGCTACGATCTGCCGGCTATTCGGGCGCTTGCGAGCTCGCTTTCGATCCCGCTCATCGCGCACGGGGGCGCGGGGACCTACCAGCACATGCTGGAGGCGATCGAAGCAGGCGCGGATGCCGTGGCCGCAGGGAGCATCTTCCAGTTCACCGATCAGACCCCGCGGGGCGCGGCGCGCTATCTCACCGAGCACGGAATCGAGGCGCGCGTATGATCCGACATCACCTCGATCTCGGCGCGAATCTCGCTAGGATCGACGACACCGACCCCGCGCGTCCGCGCGCTATTCCGATGCCCTGCGACACTTGCGGCGAGGTGGCCTGCTACGGGCTGGACGGAATGTGGGCGTGCACCGACTGCTGGCAGGCAATCTGGAGGGCCGCTTGAGCCTTCCCACCGGCATGCTTGCCCCCCAGGTCGAGCTCCTCGCGGTCACTAGCTACCTGAAAGGGGCCCCCGAGTTCCTTTGGGAGATCCTCCGCGAGCGGCTTGCGGAGCCCGAGGCGAACATCAGCCACGAGGAAATGCCGACGATGGCCGAGCATCTCGCCTATGTTGCCAGGCAACCGTATCGAGCTTGGTACATCATCGCGGCGCTCGGAGGCGAGTGGATCGGGAATGTGTCGCTTTCGCACCACAACGAGATCGGGATCTATATCCGTAGGCCCTGGCGCCGGCGCGGGTACGCGCGCGAGGCAATCAAGCGGGTCCTGCGAGTGCACGAACCTGTGGGACGCGCGGCCGGGGATATTCCCGAGGGCTATGTCGCCAACATTAACCCGGAGAATTCAGCCTCGATCGCCCTTTTCACGGGCCTGGGCGCCAAGCTGCTGCAAGTCACCTATCATCTGGATCCCGTAAAGATAGCTTGACTTCGCAGTCAAGTCGCCCTTACTATTTGCCTTAAGGAGTAAAGACGATGCCCAAGGCTAGGGGCGCTCGAGCGCCCAAGAAAGACCCCCTCGACCTATTCGCCGAAGCACCCCTTGACCGGGTGCTGCAGCTCGTGTTCTGGAAGCTACGCCACAAGAATCCGGACATGGCGGTGCTCATCGAACAAAAGGACCTGGAGGCCTTCAAGCAATCGATGGATTACCAGGAGGTGAAGCCCGCGCTCCTTGTCTATCGGCCGCAAGGCGATCCCGGACACCCGGGAAGCCCAGCGGTTGGGAAGCGCCGCGCGGTGCCAGCGCGCGATCCCTCACCCGCCAGGCCTTTCGTTGTGGTGGCCCTGGTTCAAGAGGGCACGAAAAACACGGTGAAACCGGTCGAAAACAACGAGCAGGACTACCAGCGTGGCGATCTTGCCCGGCGCCAGGCGGTCGCGAGGGGCCGTGCTGGGAGCCTTGCGACTACTTTGCGAAACGGCGCTGCGAACCTGGACCTGGTGACAAGCGGGGTCCTTGAGGAAGCGGCCGAGACCCTGTCCACCCTGGCGGCGACATGAGGCCCAACTACTACCCATTTTTCGTGGCCGAGATGGGCGCAAACCACAACCAGTGGCTCCCTCGCGCTCTCGCCTTGGTCGATGCCGCAGCGGAGGCGGGGGCGAACGCGATCAAGCTCCAGACCTATACCGCCGATGGCATGGTTTGCCGCGGAACCTACCACGTCATCGAGGGCGGGGAATGGGGCGGGATGAACCTGTGGGAGCTCTACGAGCGCGGCGCGATGCCCTGGAGCTGGCACAAGGCTATCTTCAAACGGGGGGCTGAGAAGGGAATTATCGTCTTCAGCACGCCCTTCGAGCGCGATGCGATCCCGTTCCTTGAACGCTTGGGCTGCCCCATGTACAAGATCGCCTCGGCCGAGATCCTGGATCTGAATCTCATCAAGGACTGCGCGGGAACCGGTAAGCCCTTGGTCATCTCGACCGGCATGGCGAGCTTGGCGGAAATTGAGGATGCGGTGCGAGTCGCAAGCGGGCCGCTCTCCCTTGACCAGGTGACGCTGCTCAAATGCACCTCCGGCTATCCGGCACCGGCCGCGGAAGCGAATCTCGAGACGATCAACAACCTGCGCCGCCATTTTCGCTGCAAGGTCGGGCTATCCGATCATACGGTAGGCAGTGCGGTGGCGATCGCCGCGGGGCTGTACGACGTCGACATGATTGAGAAGCACCTGACGCTCCGTCGCGCTGATGGCGGGCTGGATGCCTCTTTCTCAGCCGAGCCAGAGGAATTGAAGCAGCTGATCGCAGATGTGCATACCGCCATGGATGCGGTGGGGGAGGAGCACTTTGGGCCTACAGCATCGGAGATGGCGACCTTCAGGCTCCGCCGTACCTTGCATGTGGTCTACCCGCTCAAGGCCGGAGAACTCTTCAGCGAGCACAATGTTAAACCGCTGCGACCAGGGGACGGGCTTCCGCCGGCCGAGCTCTATCTGTTCATCGGGCGCCCGGCCACACGCGCTGTCGCGGCAGGCGAACCGCTCGCCTGGGATATGGTGCGGGGCAAACCACGACCTCCGCGCGGGATCGAGTGGTGAAGGAAATTCCTGATAGCTAGGCTCGAAACTCCAACCAACAAACCCAATGACCGTGGATAAGCTAGAGCAGCTTGCAAGACTGAACGAGAAGGCGACGCAGGGGCCGTTGGAGTTCGTCAATACCGAGCTTGGCGTGTCCTACAAGGAAGCGTATGGATTGCTCCTGCCTAACGGGCATCCTTCAGGTATCTCTGCTGAGCGTTTCATCGACGCCGAATTCATCGCCGCTCTAGTGAACTGGTACAGATCGGGCGGGGCCGAGCTTGCGCGGGATGGGTTGCGGTATCGCCACATGAGAAGCAGCGCAGAGTTTCAAGACAGAAACGGCCCTGGACTCTACTGGTATCTGCCACGGTGGGATAGGAAGCTACCGCTAGGAGAACGACTCGATGCCGCCATCGACGAGGCAAGACATGCCGCCCGCCAAGTCGGAGGAGGGGAACGTGGGTGAGCCGATTCATCCTACGTATGGAACACTGGACCAATTGCTTGCCGAGATTCGCAGCGACATTCGCGCGGGCTACGATGTGAGAATCGGTCTGCAAGGAGCGCTCAACTGGTTCTCCGGTAAATATGCCGAAATGCGTGTCCTATCTAATGAAGGAGCCACCCATGACGACTGACCCCAAGAGCGGGACGCCACGAACGGATGCGCACTTATCACATCTGAATCTGCCGGATGGCAACAAGGTAGGAGTCCCCGCTGAGACCGTCGCTCTGATGCGAGAACTCGAACGCGAACTCGCCGACTGCCGGGCGGAGTTGGAGCTATCCACTGATAAAGAATCTATTCGTTGGTCCGAGCGGCTTAACTGGATTCACACAAAATATGAAGTTGACGGCAGCGGCACGGAAAGCGGCGATGCTCTGGATGTGATCGAAGCGGAAATCGAGCAAGCGTTAGGGGTCGAACGAGAGCGTGCGGTA